AAGCTCCGTCTGACTCAATCCGGATGCCAGTGCATTGATTTGATAGATCAGACCGTCTTCGCCCTCTAAAATCAGATTTTTTACGGCCAAGGTGTTCGTCTCAATCAGATCTCCAGCGATCTTTACGCCCTTTAGTTCGCCAGTAACACTTCCGTCTTTGATTGTGACATTGTCTAAGATTCCAATGTTGCCAAACAAAAGTCCAACATCCTCGATTTCGACATTAGAAAAATTGGATTTCATATATCCGAATGTACCAACTGTGCTTTCCAACTCATCGGACTTCACATATCCAAGTTTTGCGGATTCAGCGGATAAGTTTTCTGTTGTGATCCATTTATTAGACATCTCTTCGATGTAAGCATCCAGAGCCTTCAACGAATCAATGTCGGCGAATATAAGATATGCTTCCTCGGACTTAAGAGTATTGGTTTCCAATTCTCCTATTGAAAGATGTATCATTCCTATTTCGTCCTGTAATCCATCTATGTCGCTCTGCGCATCGCTTATATCGCCTTGAATCTGGCTAACTGTTACTGTTCCAGCTACTCCCGATTCGAAATTTAAAATATCGGACACATAGATTTTTCCATCACTGCTGAATGCATAGTTTACAATTTCTGCTGCTGCCTGCATCTTCTCCTGCAGCTCCTCAAAAGTCAGAAATGTATTTCCAATCTCGCAAGTATTGTTATCCGGATTTGATTCATATTCCGTCATTTTCTTGATGCGCTGTTTTTCTCTGGTTCCCGTTTTCTGATCAATGATTGTTATCGTATCGCCCAGTCCATACGATAACACGGAATACTCTTCTTTCTGCTTGGCTAAATCTCTTACATCTGCAGAATATGAAACTTCCGGTTTTGAAAGGTCGTTCAGTTTTTTCTCGGCATCGTCTTTCATCGCCTGTGGATCTGTATAAGAATCATCCTCCCATATGTATGTTCGAATTTTATTTGAATACTGAAAATTTTCCAGATAGTTTTTTCCATCATTTACAGACGATATTGTCATATCGTCCGCTCCGATAGGGATAATACGGGTATAGAAATCATATGATGTCGCTTTCTTCTGCAGTTTTTTCAAATTCAGCCCGGAAAGGAAATATACTCCTTTGTCTTCCCCTCTTTGTTCGTAAAAAGATACCTTTTTATTGATCGTATCAAAAACCGGATCGCACATGAAAGCTGTACAAAGATTTTGAATGACGCTCAGTGAGGATACCATGACCATTCCTGCGTTTCTTTTCTTCGTTACATCGCATTCCCCTATAGTCCATCCGGTTCCTGCAAGTACTACCTTTGCCGCTTCATCGATCGTCACATCAGTGACTGTAAATGTCTGCCAGCTGTTCGCCTCCAACTCTTCCAGATTCAATGCCGCCACGATCTCCGGAAATCCATCGGTACTCTCAGAAATTTCTTTTACCACATACTCGTCATCTTGTGTCTGTATGTACATCTCATTGATGATATCAATTTCATCTCCAAGGTATGTAAATGCAAGTGATTTATCCCCGGAATCTACATCGCTTTCCACTTTACAGTCTCTGTACTTGGTAATCTCTCCGACAGATTCGTGATCTTTATTAAATATTTTCAGCATGTTTATCACCTACATAAATCTGGGATGGAACCGTACCTCGATATCCATCCCGCTATCACTCACTTCTATTTTGTTCTCTCCCGGCTTCAACGATGGGAGATCCCATATTTCAATGTCATCCATCTGCAGTGATCCTGCTTTTTTGAATATCCCGGTTTCCCCATTTAATTCCACAACATCTCCTGTAGACAATCTGTGTATCACAACAGGCATATCGGCACCTGAAAGTTTATTTCTGCAGATTCCGGTAATTTCTACCTTCGCATCTCCCGTCTGTGCCGTTAAGATAACTACTGCCGGCGACACAATATTTCCTGGATTATTTACTGTAATGCTTGTCTGTCCGGTTGACTTTAAGGAAATTTCATCCGCATATTCGTATCCATCCATTTCTATAGTCAATGTGTGCCACCGCTTCATGGACTTCTCTTCGTGACTGTATTTGGTCATAATGCCATAGAATTTATGATCAAATCCGTCCAGTGTAAGTTCAACGGGTTCCAGAAGACGCGCCAGAATATCGCTACACCTTCTCAGAATCTCCTGCCTTCCTCCATCTTTCTTGACCAACAATGTAACTTTAATGGGCTTGAATTCGATATCATTTTTCTGTATTGCCGGCGTCATGCTGCCTTGGATCCATTCGCTTTCATTTTTCACGTCATGGAATCCCGGAGTCACATTCCACTGTCTTGCATCTGCGTTTGCAATATCCCATCCGCTGATCAGCACTATAACCGCCCCCTGTTCCTTCTGATTGTTACTGCTGCATTTTCCCTGCTGAGTAATGGTTGCATCTCTCCCACCAGTACGCCAGTATCTGTTACCATCTGCATTCCGGAAAATGCATCTACCATATTCTGCATACCAGAAAGCATCTGCTGCATCATTGATTCCAGATTACCATTATCAATATTAACAACCGTTGTTGGTGTTGACTCCATCAGCCGATTCAGCTTTCCGATTCCAGCCGGATTTAACGCTGCTTTTGCATCGGATAAAAACGAATCCGGCGTTTGTTCACCCCACTTCATCAGATTTTCCGTAAGGTTTGCCGGGATAACTCCCTCCCCTGCATTCATAGTCTTCAAAATTCCATTATCCGACTTTCTTATGAGAAGCTCGCCTTCATGGAGCCAATACTCTCCATCTTCTTCAAATCTCTTTTTACCCGTAGCATAGCCTTTCGCTTTCAGCTTCTTCAGTATCGCCGTTTTCTGTGCGCTGGTCACTGTGCTGCTTACTTTAACTCCAAGTTCTTTTGCCAAACTCTTATAGACGCTGTTCGTTGGAGCATATCCATATTTCTTTACGATATATTCCCACAGGTCATGGTGGTCTTTCTTCTCCTGCTTTGTTATGGTTTTTGAGCGCTTCTTTCCACTTTCAATTGCTTTTTTGATTTTATCTGTAGTCTTTGTAGTACTAGTTTTAGAAGTGCTTGTGGTCTTTGATGATGTTGATGCCGTAGATGCTGATGAGCTTGTACTGTTTTGACTGCTGATGATACTGCTGACGGCTTTCTGTGCAGCACTGTCGCTGTTCGCTTTATTGATTCCATTTATCAGAGCCGAAACGATGTCCTCTCCAATTTTACCGGCCTGTGTAACCAGACTTTCCAAGCCTTTGGATAATCCTGTATTCAATTCGGCAACCGACTTGTCATAGTCAGTTTTTAAATCCGCAAGTTCCTGCTTTGCTTTTTCTCTTGCTTCCGCAATCGCATCCGTGGTCTCTTTCAGAAGATTTTTGTTGTTTTCTTCTGCCTGTTTCTGTGCAAGGTTATTTTTCTCTGTCCAAAGTTTATCGTATTCTTCCAGTTCCTCAGCTGTCATCTGATTCAGGGACCACAGACTCGCTGCTGCTTCTGGTCCCATCTCGGTCAGTTCATCTATCAGTCCCTGAGATATATTCTTGTTGCTTAATTCTTCCAGCTGCTGCTCCCAGAATTTTAACCCTTCCACCTGAGTTTTCAGATTCGCGGTCAGCACATCTTTGGTGTATCCGCTTGCATCCCACGATTCAAACAGGCTCATGGATGATAGAATTTCCTTTTTGCTGCTGGACAATGCTTCGTCATACGTATCTTGGAGGTCTTTGATGCTTTCTTCCAAATCATCATCAATTTCCTGCTTCTTTTCCGCATAGTCTTCATCCAGTTCTTGCTGCTGCTCGTAATATTCTTCTTTCGCTTCCAGATACATTTGATCCGCTTCGATCCGTTCGTCTGTACCTTCTTTGAACTGCTGTCTTGCAATATCCCAGTATTGCATTTCTGCCTTTGCAGACATGTTATTGTATATTTTGTATTTGCTCAGTGCATCCTTTTGAACGGAAAGCTGTGTCTTTAGTTTTTCCTGCGCCTGTTCTGCTGCTTCTTCTGCAATCTCCTGTTGTAGACTCTTGATCTCTTTTGTAGCGTCATACCACGCTTGTGTACCCTTTTTTAGCTGTTTCTTTACTGATTCCCAATAGGACAGCTGTCTTGAAAGTGACCACTCATTTAAAATCTGCTGATTGGACGCGTATTTCTGTGCTGCCGAATATATTTCGGAATAATATGTTTCCGTACTCTTTTTTACAGTCTTTTTATTTTTCCCACTTCCTGATGTAGTGGTTGATGATACGCTCGCCTTCAGCATTTTCGCGATCGCTTCATTGTACGCTGCTGTTCCTGTTTTGGTAACTGACGCTACCTGCTTCCAGTAATATTTCTGGTCAGATAAAGATACTGAGTTTGATTGTTTATATTTTTTCAGCCAAGCTGTCGCGTTTTTCAACACTTTACTTGACATCGATTCAGCTTCTTTAGCTGACAGCGAAGAAGATTGTTTAATTCCGGTTGCAAATCCTTTTCCGACTTGCTGCCCTACGGCTTTTTGGAATTTTTTCGACGGAGAGTGAATATCTAACTCTTCCTGTGCTGCCTTAAGTGACGCTGCTGCCATCCCTGTGGATGCTTTTTCTACATCTTTCTTTCCACCGCTTATGCCTAATGCGTAGCCGTCCGAAGCATATTTTCCGAGACTTTTGAAAACCTTTGACGGAGAATTTGAATCTTGTTTTTTCTTCGCTGCCGCAATGGATTTTGCAGCCATATTGGATGCTGCGGTTACCGCAGCATTCGTTCCGTTTCTAATTCCAAGTGCATACCCAGATGCTGCATCTGTACCCGCTGACGTGTACTGGCTTTTCTTCGATTTCGCAGCTTCCGCTCCAGCAGATGCCACATTACCTGATGCAGTCTTTACTGCCGATTTGCCTTTTTCAGTTCCTTTTGCCTGACTTTCTGACGATTCTTCTCCCGTCTTTTCGGATGTCTTTTTTGTCTCGCTTTGTTTTTCTTCGATCAGTTTATTTAAACTCTCGATTGCAGATACTGCTTTGCTTCCCCCAGCTGTTATTCCATTCTTGATGCTTTCCGGAATTTGAATTCCCATGTCCTGTGCTGTGGTCACAAGCGTACTTGCTTTATCCGCTATCGCATTGTTGATCTCCGATATTGCCTGTTCCGGCAAAATCGTTCCGGATTTAATGCCCGTTGCAAGTCCGTCGGGTATTTCCACGCCTGCTTTTTCAGCATTACTTACCGCTTCCTCGAAGGAATCTTTTGTGCTTTGCGATATCTCCTCTCCAGACTGCGCAACTGTATCAGATACATTTTCGAATGCATCTCTGATGGCTTCATAACAGTCTTCCGTTGACTCTGCCGACGTTTTCATATTGTCAACAGATTCTTCGACGCTGTCTTCCGCCTTTTCCATGTTCTCTTCCGTTGTATCTGCTATGGAACTTGTCCTTCTGGCAAATGCTTCTGATGCTTCTTTTAATTCATCATCAGACATATTTGCGAACGCTTCAACGTAGCTCGCTCCTTCCGGACCCATATCAGCCAGATAACTGTACAGTTCCTCACTCATCTCATTTCCGGCTTTCGCAGCTATCGTTTTTAGATTTTCCTGCCAGCTCTCAAACGCCGATGCCTGATCTTCCATGTTCTTCAGAATATCATCTGGATTCAAAGTCTCCTGATTATATTCGTCAAAAATATTGCTGACATTATCGACTGCTTCGGCAACTACATCTTGCAGCGTCTGATACGCTTCCGAGATTTCCTCTGTTGCTTCACTTGTACCATCTGCGGCTTCCTGTGTACTGTCCTGATACGTTTCGAGCTCATCGTTTACCTCGCCTATTGCGGAAACTGTATCTTCATATACCTTTTTTGCTTCTTCTGCTGTTTCATTAGCTTCTTTCTGCGCATTTTGTGCATCTTCCAGATTATTTGCTGATCTCCTTGACACGTCTGACATTTTTTCCAATGTAGCTGTGCCGTCTTTCAGCTTTTCGTTATATTCTTCCCGTTCCTTTGTTACTGCCGCTTCCGCTTCCTCTACTGCGCTAGCTGCTTTAGCTGCATTTAATTCAGCATCAAACATTGCTTTGTATGCTTCTTCCTGAGCTTCCATCGCCGCATTCTGTTTTAGAAGCTGTTCCTGATTATTCATCAGGTTTTCGATTGCGTCTGCTGTCAGATTCAGGGTTCCCGTTTCCTCATCATAGGCCGCTGCAAGTTCTGGAATTGTATCTGACAGTTCGGAAACGATATTTTTAACCTGGTACTTTTGAAATTCGCTCTGTTCTTCAGCATCTACGGCTTCAAGCAGAGCTTCTTTGTACATTTCCAGCTTCGCCACATCATCTTCTGCGTTCGACATAGTATCAGAAGCATTCTGTACAGATTCTGATATGCTATCGTTTGCTGCTTGAATGTCGTCAATGAACATCTCCAGTTCGGTTTTTTCCGTTTTCAAGCCTTCTGTAATCTCATTGATTCCTTCTGTGACTTTCTCTACGACTCCCGACAGCATACCATCTGCTATGTTGTACGCTGCAATTCCAAGCCCTTCCATAGCTGAATCCATCTCTGTCAGCTTGCCCTTTAAGTTATCCTGCATGGTCTTTGCCATATCCGATGCAGCTCCATCGGATCCGCGGAGCGCATCTTCGTATCCGGAAACTTTGTCCATGCCCTCGGTGAGAATCTGATTAAGTCCCGACAGAGCTGTCTTGTTAAATGTCGCCGATAAAGCTGCCGACTTTTCTGCGCTTCCCATACCATCCGTTGCCGCTTCAACATCCGTGAGAATGTCTGTCAGATCTCTGAAATTTCCTTGCGAATCTTGCACTGACACAGATGTATCTCCAATTGCAATCGCTCCATCCTGCATCTTCTGCGTGATCTGAGTCATGATGGAAGACAGCTGTGTTCCTGCTTCAGACCCTTTAGTTCCCTGATTCGCCATGGCTTCCAAAAGTGCCGTTGTAGTCTCGATATCCTGTCCTGCTGTATGAAGATTGGCCGCGCAATTTCCATATGCTTCGCCCAGCTGCGTCGCTGATGTATTGCTGTTTGCCTGTGCGTAGGCCAGCATATCTGCCATCTTTGAAGATTCGCTGGCTTCCATTCCAAACGCAGACAGATAGTCCGTTACCATATCCGATGCCGATGCCAGATCCATCTCCGACGCTGCGGCCAGATTCAGAACGCCGTCAATGCCATCCAGCATACTTGCTGTGTCCCATCCGGCAAGGCTCATATACGAGAAACCTTCTGCCACTTCTGTAGCAGAGAATTTTGTAGAACTGCCAAGTTCCTTCGCTTTCTCTTCCAACTGTGTCAGTTCAGATCCCGATGATCCGGACAATGCAGATACTTTAGACATTGCCTCTTCAAAATCACTTCCGACTTCCACGGCATATTTCGTAGCGTCAACGGCAGCATCTTTTAGCTTTCCCAATTCTGTAACAGCAACATTCATAATATTACCCGCAAATGCTGCCTTCATTTTTTCCCCAAAATCTGTTGTAAATTTTGTTGTTACTTCTGTTTTCTTTCCATACTGATCTATACTGGTGGCGCACTTATCTGTTGCTTTTTCAGCCTCTTTCAGATATTTCTCATTTTCCTGTAAAGCTTTATTGGACTTATCCAGTTCTTCTGTTGACTTTGATATTTTCGTCTCCCATGAAATAGTTCGTGATTCCGCTTTTTGCAGATTTAATTCTTGTTTTTTCAGAGCTTCTGAATATTTCTCAACTTCCTTCTGCTGCTTACTGTACTCTTTCGTATTCTTCTCTCCGGCTTCATCCATATCGGTCAAAGCTTTTTTTGCGTTTTCCAGTTTTTCTCTCAGCTGTTCAACCGCATTTTTCTGATCGTTATACGTTTTCTTTGAATTTTCTAATCCCGCTTTAGCTCTGGATAATTTTTCTGTATATGCTTGCTGCTGTTTTGTAAGAATCTCCTGCTTCGCTTTCAGTGCTTCCATTGAATTTGCATTATCACTGAACTGCTGTTTTACTCTTGATAATTCCGCTTTCAGAAGGCTCGCTTGTTTGCTGGCATTCGTCATTGCCTGGCTAAATTCCTGCTCGCCATCCAGTGCAAGTACAACTCCTATTTTCGGCATGTCTTTCTCCTTTTTTGCACAATAAAAGCACCTGCATCTCTGCAAGTGCTTTGTATACTTCCATATCTAACTACATATTTTTTTAGCCAGCCACCACAATGCGGCAAGTTCAATCGGCGTAATGATCAACTGTATTACAAATAACAAAATCGGCATCACTATCATCCCTTTCGTTAATATACGATTAATTTATGATATTTTCTCATATATTTTCTGAAAAATCAATAGTTTTTACCTCTTTTAGATTAAATCCAATAAATTATCTTCTTTCTTTTTCAACCCGTTCAATTCCAGGTATTCGTTATATATCAGGTAAAATTTCCGGAGAGTCATTCCGAAAATCTCGTTTTCTGTGTAATTTAAAATTTTGCATCCAATGTAAAGCAACCGGGCAACATTTACTGCCCGGTCTCTGCTTTTGGGTCGTCGTCCTCGTCATCCTCATCCGGTTCCGGATTTGAGATTCCGAATGCATTTAATACTTTCCATGCCACCTGTCTGTATATCGGAAAAGTAACCATCTCTCCAATTTCCTCTTCCGTGACTTTCGTCTCTTCGTTGCTCAACATGATAGACAGGATTTTCTTATATTCTTCTAAAATTTCATGAGACGTATTCCCATCTGCCGCTTCTACAAATATTGAAACTGCATCGTACAGTGCTTTGTTTGTCTCGCTCTGTATTTCGTCGATCTTATTGATGGTGAACAGAAGCTCGCGCTTCTGCCCACCCAGTTCAATCTCTATCCCTTTCGGTCTTAAATCACTCATTTACTGTTTCCTCTTTTACTTTGGCTTTTTCTTCCAACCATGCAATTACTTCTTTTTCTGTTGTGAATACAACTTTTTCCATAACAGCATTTTCACCGTTTTCCCCTACCGGCGTCGGGTATGCTTTTCCTTCAATGGTCGGAGTCTGGAAATCAGTAGTATCTCCTTTTGTCTGTGCCTCTTCGTTTGGTTCGGAATTCTGCACTTTATAGAGCCAGATTCCTGTGAAGGATACAACATTGTTCTTTTTTCTGCGTTTATAGAATCCCATTCCGAAATACGGTGCCACATCGTCAGTTCCCACTACCATTCTTTCCGGTGTCCCTTCCGCAGCTGCTTCGTAGTTGTGTCCGAGCAGTTCCGCCTGAACTTTCAGCGTGATATCGTCTACATTCAGAGATGTTCCCACATCTTTGATTGATTTGTCTGTCTCTGCCACTCCATCATCCGCATACAGTTCCACATCATTTTTATTTGGCGTTCCTGTGAACTGAATAGCTTTTCCTACCACAAAGCCTTTCTCGTACGTTCCATCTTCCTTCCATTTCGCTGCTACTGGGTACTTCATTCCTACGTGTGCCATAATTTACTCCTCCAATTCTTCATCATTTTCTATATCGCAAATAAATACGATATGTCTTACTTTGTTTCCCGGTTCCACAAATCCATCCACTTTTGGATATGTGAATCCATTTTCGTGTAACATTTTCCGGATTTTTTTCTTTCCGGAAAGATAATTTTTTGTAACCGGCAGAATCCAATGGATCTGCATATGTGCTGTATCACCAATTGGAACATCATCGGCATATTCCGTTGCCTCGTCTGTGTCAAGGTTGAATGTGATGTACTCTTCTTCCTCTCCGGTGTGGAAATCCTCACTGATTGGTAATCCGAAATCTTTCAGGGCATTTCGGACTTTCTGATTGATCGTCACAGTTTTTCAACCTCCTCGCTGATTACACGTTCCATTTCTTGAATGCAAGCGCTTTGTGCGCTGCTGATTGCCGTCTGTCTGACCGGGTGCGGTGCCTGGCCGTGCGAAGATACGCCATATTCCAGATACGCCATCTTCTCCACATTTCTCAAGCCATTTTTGTCTTTTCCTTCCGGTTTCACAACCGAAAACACGCCCATGTCATTCTCTTTCGCCTTTGTGGCTTTGATTGATCCGGCAAGTTCTCCTGTTGCGTAGCCTCGATTTGTAGCTGATGATACTGCCGACCTGAGTGATTTTTCCAAAATTGGCGCAGCTTTATCAACCGCTTTAATCGCCATTTTCTCCGGTTCTGCAAGCTTTTTCATGAGTTTGTCCAAATCGTCAAACCCTTCGAGAGAAATGTGTGCCATCCGATCACCGTCCCCTCTCTCGCTTTTTGCAGGTCAGGACTACTGTTCCGGCTTTATTTTTCCGGAACGTTCTCTGGATATCATATACTTCTCCTGTCGCTTCGTCTCTCAAAAACGACTGTCCAGAATAATTGCATGCTATGATTTCAATATTCTGATTGGCCGAATATCCAAGCTGATTTGCAAGGGCCTCATCATCCCTGGTGAGGTCTGTGAAGTTGGCCGGGATGCCTCCCAGCCACTCATATTGCGTATCCACCGGGAATCCATCATCGTCCAGAGATTCCATTTTCTTTAGTGGTAAGCTGATGCTATGATTCCACATCCGTTTCCACCTCCATTGTCAGACGGAATACTTTTTTGCGGTACAAATCCATATACCGGTTGGTGTCCGTTCTGTCGTTCCCGATATTCGCTTTCACATAAAATGTCACTGCTGTAATGACACCTGCTGCTTCAGCTTCAATCACATTTTCCGGCACTCCAGATGCCTTCATGTCATCTTTGCAGTCATCGATATACAGCTTGATATCCTCATCATAAATCGTGATCGCTTCGGCAATCCCACATCTCTTTTTAATCAATTCCAGCATATCTTCACCGCCTTATCCCTGCTGTGCCAGATATTCTTCAATGATATCCGCTTTGACAGTCTTAGTAATGCTATAGCCTCGCTCTGCGGCGGAAGCTTTGATTTCTGCAATTGTCATTTTGCCAAGTTCCTCCGCCGACAGGCGGCTGTCATCGCTATAGCTTTCTATTCCCCCGTTACAGTCTCATCTTCAAGTTCGATTTCACCGTATACGATGGCTTCCAGATCTTTCGGCTGCACATCTTCTCTCTCGATTGCACGATAGAGGGTTAAGTCTTCCTCGAATGCGTTCAGGTCTCCAACAGCTGCAATGTTAGATGTGATAATACTGGTCTGGTTTCTGTCGAAGAATTTAATCGCTTCTTTCAGATCTCCAATAATCACCGGAATCTTTCTTTTACCCTGTGTCGCAACATCAGATGGCATATCTGCATTTGGGATAACTTTGATTGGTACAATCGTTGCTCCTGCTCTCAGCTGCATTACCGCAGGCTCTGTCGGGTTTGGCTGCAGAAGGTCTCTTCCATTTGCATCTTTCAACGTGTCAAGATACTGCATACCATCATCGTTTGTGATGATTTTTGACGTCGCTTTAAACGCCTGTCCCAGCGTAACATTCAGTGCTTTTTTGATATCATCCAGTCCGCTGAGTGTTGTTTTTCCTTTCTTTGCTGCTACTTCCAGAATCAGCTTATTTCTTGTCACCCTGGACTCATCTCCGATCCACGCAATCAGTGTTCCGGCGATATTTGCATCGGAATCATCTAAAAGCTCATTTGTAACCGGGAAGTATCCGGCATATTTGGCGATCTCGTAATCTATCCGTTCGAACTGCGGTGTCTTTCCACCTGGAATCTTACCGCCCTCTCCCACTTTGGTGAATCCTGTCTGCTGTGCACGTTTTTTATATGTTCTGGATCCTTTTGAAGTCGTAACTTTTTCTACATCAACCTCATTGATCAGAGATGCTTTTGCTTCTCTGTATTCGTTGATCTGTGTCTGGATATCTTCCGGAACGGTGTATCCGCCATCCGCTTTAGAACCTTCCGACATCGAATCCTGAAATCCTCTTCTGGCAGCATCGGCAAACTCTTTAACCGCGTCTTTTGGTCCATCTTCTCCGGCCGGTTTCATCGTTTCCGGCTTTCCCCCTTTGTTCTCCAACTGATCTTTCAGTTTGTCTGCATTGCTGTCGTCAATATCTTTCAGCAAGTCGAATTTCTGCTGTAATTTTTTCAGCTCTTCTTTTTCTTTTGCGGCATCTTCCAGTTTTCCATCTTCCGCCAGACTCTGAACAAGGGATTTCTTCTCATTGATCGAATCTAATAACTCCAATAATTTTTTATTCATGACCTTTTCTCCTTTTTCTTTGTATTAAAAAAGACCCTAAACCCCGTACAGGTCAAGATCCTTTAATAACTCCTCTTTTTTCTTTGCATCATTTTCCAGTTTCTCTTTTTCTTTGGCTACGCGCTGATAGATCTCCGGCGTGAGCCTCAGCCCTTCAAAAGCATTGGTAAGTATCTTCTGTTCCGGCTGTATGATTTCATCAATAAATCCATATTCCAGCGCCTGATCAGCTGTGATCCACGTCTCTTTGTCCATGATTTGCAGTATTTCTTCCACCGGTCGCCCTGACTTTGTTGCGTAGGCACTGGACATTGATCGGTTCAATGTCTGTAACATACCGGACGCCGCATCCATGTCATGGTAATCGCCGGATACTCCCCGGCAGGTTACATTGTGGATCATAATCGTCCCAACCGGACTCATTTTCACAGTTCTGCATCCCATTGCCGCCACTCCGGCTGCCGACGCAGCAAACGACTGAATGATCGCTACTGAATTCTCCACAGCATTTAATATGCTATACAGTTCCTGTCCGGAAGCAACATCTCCGCCATAAGAATTAACCATGACATCCAGACGCTCCCCCGGTATCATGGCTGCTATGATGTTTTTTGCATCATTTGGACAGGTAGAGTCCCATTCCAACCAATCGTAGATCCATTTGTAATCGTTTGGAATGATATCGCCTTTAAGCTCCAGAATCGCCATTTCCTTCTCCTCCTTTCTCATATTGCTTGCCTACATCCGTAATTGGAATGTAATTTCCATTTACCATCAGAATATCACCGCCTTCCGCCCACGGCATATCCACAAATGCCCTTGCTTCATTCGGTGTGTAAATTCCGTTATTTACAGCACTCTTTAGTTCTTCCATCTGTGTTTTCGTGTCTGTCCGAAGGATCGCTTTTTCGTTGAATTTGTACAGGTACCCATCTTTCGCTTCCTGCGGCATCAAAGCTTTTGCGTTGATCTCTTCCTCGTACATTTTCAATCTGTATGACATCGTATCCACCAGAAATGTCAGCTGCTGATTTTCCGAATTTGAATATGAAGATTTCTCATAGTTGTTGATCTGATTCGGTTTGATGCCAAATGCCCCCGCAATTTGCAATGCTGAGTACTTCTTCAGTTCGAAAAACTGTGCATCCGTCAGATTCATCTTCAATGGTGTGAGCGTCAATCCCACTGGTACCGGTATCACTTTCCCGGCATTTTGTGAACCTGTGAGTTTGTCCGCAAATTTTTTCTTTAACTTCTCTATTCTGGTATCGTCAAAATCCCCGGTATACTGTAATGCCATACTCGCAGTCAGACCCTGCTCATACAGATTATTCATGAATGTCTGGCTTTCCAGCGCGCCGCTGATGGTCTTTTTCAGAATATTACGTACCGGTTCTCCCATGTAGCCGTCCAGACTGTACCATGTTTTAAAGTGCATAACTTCTTCACTCCTAAACAGATACGTTTCGCCTGTCCGCGGATCCGAATATTGATAATAGATCTCGCCGGTTCCGCCGAAGATTCCCTTATCATCCATTATCACATCAACGCAATTCGCCTGCATTGGCCAAATATCGTATACCTTATATTTTCCTCCGAACGTTCCGTCCCTTTCCAACGCCCCGCGTATCCAGATGTATGCATTTCCATAATGCTGACAGTTGAATTCCGTAGTAGTCCACAAAGTCGTTGGTGTCATAAATTTGTTTGGTCTTACAGACAACACATAGGACATATCTGTTGGGTCTGCCCTTATCCGTCCTTTGTCCGTCTGCTGGTAATATTTCAGAGGTAATTTTCCCATTGTCTCACTCAGCATCTTCATACATGTGTAGTAGGTTACCTCATTGATCATCTTCCGATTCTTCCCTTCCGATGATATCCCAAGCCAGTCCAGGAACTCTTTTTCCTCCAAACTTACGCTCTTTCCTGTGAATGCATTCCATGCGTTGGTAATCCTTTGTATGATCCCCATGTTCTCATCACCAGTCACTTTCTAAAAAATTATCAATATAATCCATGTAGTTTGATGTAAATACATGATACATTGCCAGTTTATATGCACAGAGAACCGCATCTACAGGGTCGATTCTCTTTGTACTTGCGTCTTTATCAATCTTAATCAGACCGTTGTTTCGCCTGATCACGGCATTACTCATTGCAAAATTTAATACCGGATTGTATGTATACAGTATGTTTCCCGAATATACCTGTTCGCGGAATCCCTGCGTTGATTCGTTTAAAGATTTATGGCTCTGGTATACCTCTTCAACCTCATATCCCTCATTGGACAGATCCATCATGAGCTTACTTGCATTAGCAGGGTCAAAGCACAAGCATTCGATTTTCCAATCATTTTCTTTACATGTCTTTATGACATATTGCATGACAGCGTTCTGATCCACGATTGGTGTATCGGTCACTGTCAGAAATCCTATCCTCTCCCAAGCGTCATAGTCCACTTTGTCTTTTGCTTTACGTTCTGCCAGTTTTTCTCGGTTTGGGATGAAAGAATGGGAAAACACAATGTATTTCACAATTTCCTTTCCGGTCTGGTCATATTCGCCGGATAAAAACGGAATTATAAATGCCACGGAAGTCAAGTCAGTTTTTGCCGACATATCGAATCCGACATAGACGCTCATTCCTTTCGTATTAATTGGAATCTCATCTACCTGACACGCTTTCCATTTTCCCATATCCATATATCCGTTTTCTTTTGCCTGCACCCAGACATTCAGCATTTTGGTCAGGAATGCCGTCATCTTCTCCGGTATTTCCTTTGCGATCTTATATGCTTCGCGCAGTTTGTCCCGTCCGTTTTCGTAACTCATACGTATCGGATTTGCCTTCCACCAAAGTCTTTCATTGGATATATTTTCTATATTCTCGGCATCTTCTTTGTCCAGCTCCATGATATCTGCGAAATAGGCGTCGTTTTCTATGTCAGATCCCGGATCCAGCAATCTGGAACAATATGCATATTCCTGTGTGTAGCATGGATATGTCAGATCCATTCCGGCAGTTGTTATGATCATCAATAGTGACTCTTTTGTGTTCGCTCCAAGACCCAGATCATAAAATTCTGTAGTTTTATGCTGGTGGTATTCATCCAATACCAGTCCTGCCGGGTTTGTTCCGTCACCGTTTTGCCCATCTTCTTTACACAATGCCTTAATAAAACTTCCGGTCTTTACATGAGTAATTAAATCCCTTGTAATCTTAAATTTGTTTCTGAGATCTGAACCATTTAACATCAGCCTCGCTTCATTAAATATGATTTTCGACTGATCTCTCTTTGTTCCTGCTGTGTAAAACTCATAGATCTCTTCATTCTTTGTTGCCTGTGTAGATATTTCATACAATGCAACTCCGGCTTCCATCTGCGATTTTGCGTTTTTCCTAGCGACTTCGACAAATGATTTTTTAAATCTTTTATATCCGGTCTTTTCTTCTCTCCACCCGTAGATCTGACATAAGACAAATTTTTGCCACGCCGTCAAGATGATCGGTTTTCCAGCAAGTTCTCCTTTGCTATGCCGGAGATACGAAAACCATTCCACGATTTTCTGTGCTTCTTCTTCGTCCCAGATATAAGTGAATTTATCACGCTGCACATTTCTTGACTCTGTTTTTTTCAGGTCGTCTAAAAATCTTTGGCACGCCCATTTATGTTTCTTGCAACTGATATAGTCCTCAAATTCTGATACGTATTTATCTTGCAGACAATTATTTGCATACTCAATCAGTTCCTTAAGAATCGTCATAAACCATATTCTTCTCCTGTACAAAAATAAGAGCGTCGCAGCTCTTAAATATTTCCAAATTTTTGTTTAATTGTATCTTCTTTCTTTTCCGTTTTTGTAACTGCCGCCTTCAATCTTGAATCAATCGTCAGTCCACAAAGTGATGCAAACTTTCTCATTTCTTCTGCGTAGAGTTTTTGAATATCGATGAGCGGATTTCTGACAATCACCGTTCCACTACGCGTTTCTTTTTCCACGCAAAAAGGAGCATTTTTTAGCTCCTTTGTTGCTTTCTGGTAATTTGCAAATGCGTTACAGTATCCTGCAAGGTTATTCTTATCTAAGTTCCCAATGATATCGATTTTATCAAGCTCTTTTACAAGTCTTTTCCATTCTTTTTTAGCTTCATTATCAATTAACCATGTAGGTGGTTTTTCCAGTTGGTCTTTCCCTACGACAACGCTATTCTCTTCTTCTTTGCGATTCTTTCCATTGATTACAGTTATATTTCCCTTCTGCATTTCAGATGGTTTTCTATGTCTTCCCATACTGGTCCCACCTCCTTTGCCACTTTTTATTTTATATTTAGAAAATTGTGCGAGGAATGTGGGCGGTGCGGTCTGGATGGATATCGAAGAAACTTTTTTGATACCCCCCTACCACTCTATACTTCGAAATTCCCTTAGCATTTGCTCCAATTCCTCTATCATTCCGTCTTTGTTTTCTTTGTATTTCGACTCGATCAGGCTGTGTGTGTCGTGATTCAGGCTCATCAGATTCTCTTCATCCAGTCTCCTGCTCCAATCATCCTTTAGCGGAACAATATGGTGCACCGTATCAGCCAGTATAACCTCACCGGTTTTCATGAATACATACACATCAATTCCATTGTCCCGATCAAGAACGTATCTTCTTTTCTGAATCCAAGCTACGCTGTCGTAAAATACTTTCAGCTTCTTGTCTCTCGCATACCTGTCATACTCTTTGTGTCTTTGTTTCAAGCAGTCACATCTTGTGCCTGAAGGAATTCTCTTTCCGCATCTTCCGCATCGTCTATATATCATATAATAGCCTTCTTCAACTGATTTTCTTCGCGCTGCTGCCGTCTCGTGTACTCCGCCAGTCTATTGCCATCTCACAACTTCGCCTAGCTGCTGCCACCATATCAATATAAAAGACCCCGAGTCCGAAGAACACCGAGGTACGTTCCGATAATTAAACGAGCCGCAGTTACTTGATATAACCGCGGCTCTCTGCCTGTTTGGGAAGTTTCACTGACATCCGTCAATTTGACTTAATAGCATCTTACTCTTTTTGGTCGGGACATTGTGGGACATTTTCAAAATATCTCTGAATTCTTTTCTTTACGTTTTCGTCATTGAAGGCTATTTTTCTCTTTGGATACATATTGTTCAGCCTCATAGCTGTTTTGGCATATCCATCGCCGTCTATGAAATAGAACCGGAACATACTGCGTAGTTCACTCTTCTCCATTGACTCTATGTATTCCTCTGCTGCATTCATCAGCTCCAGAAGTTCAATTTCTTTCAGGTTCAGCTTCTTCTGATTCCTCTCGATCAGTTCCTTTTTTCGGTAGTATTCCGGTGTCGGATATCCACTGATCCGGATCCGTCCAATGGTCCCGTCCTTCCTCGTGCCTGTCACAGAATCCTGTACTTCACTTAGATTGTTGATTTCCTTTTGGAGTTTCTTTATTCGATTTCTGATATCTTTTATTTCTTCTTTCATGTCCGCATATTCGATTAGCACTCTCTTGTCCAATGTCCTACCCCTTTACAGCGTTATTTTCCATCATGTACACTCCCCTTTATACCATACGGTTTCCGATAGAAGCATCTCTTCGCATCTTCTGTTGGCTTCTCCTTCACCAATGATGCGTGTACTTCATCTCCTTTCAACCGGTTTTCGTGTGGTGTTTTCCTTGTCTTTCTTGATCTCAACCTTCTCATCCTCCCTACATTGTTTCTAC